TCATGGCTTCTCCTCGCGGCGGTGCTCGCCACGTTCGATCTCGTCCGCAGCGGTCCGTGCGGAGTCGGTGTCGTACTCGTTGCGCAGCCACGCCACCACGGCGGCGCGCTCGGCCTTCACCTCGGCGCTCAGGCGCTCAACCTCCGCGACGAGCATCGTCACGTCACCCATCGCACGCTCCAGCGCATCGCCGTCGTCCCGGTCAAGCAGGTAGGCGTTGCGGACGCGGGTCTTGATGGCGTCGAGATCAATCATCCTTCCCTCCGAGCCAGTTCACGCTGGAGATACCAGAGCGCCTTCTTGAGGTCTTCAATGGGCTTGCCCTTGTGGTCCGCCCGCGCGAGGTACTTCAAGCAGTTGCCCATGTTGAAGTTCAAAGCCCAGTCCTCGATGACGGTGATGGCTTCGATCTTTCCCGTGTTGTAGTGCGCCGGGTGATTGACCAGTTCCGGGGCAACCCGCTGCAACGTAAGCGGCCCATAGAACTTCGTGGTGACTGCCTCAGGCTGTACTGCTCCCTGGGCCTTGTCCTCTCGGTGGCGCCAGCAGCGGGACTCTCCGTGCCAAGCACGCCCAAGGCAGCGGCGGGCAGAATGGTTACGGTCCTCAGTGAGCATCGCGGTGCATTGCGTCGAGAAAGCCATGGTGTCCTCCTACGCCCACTCGGGGCGAACAGCGTTGGTCCAGCGGGCGGCGGGGCCCCACTTGGCGTACTTCGCGGCAAGGTATGTACGGTATGCCGCGTGCGGGTCGGTGCTCTTGAACTCATCGGGCATGGCCTGGGCAAAGGGCGTAAGGCCACCAGCCGGGATGATGTGGGCCAGGTCGCGAGCGCGGAGTAGGCACTCGGTGCTGCGGTGTACACGTCCGTAGCGAATGGTGTAGTCGAGGCAGAGCGCAATGCCGTGGGAGATTAGCCACTGGAAGTTTGCGCGCGTGTCGCCCGCCCAGATCGTACAAGGATGCCGCGTGTGCGTGGGCTTGTACATCCAGGCGTCAGCATGGCCATGCCGAGCAAGCGCACTGCACGCCATCTGAGCGGCTTCCAGGGGCATCTTGACGGTGTGCCGATCCGCGAGGACGATAGCCGACGACACGGGGTCGGGATCGGGTGCGAAGATATTCACTTGACCTCCAATTGAGAAGCAAGTGTAATCAAACGACCATCACGGTGCAAGCGGAGTCCTTCGATGAAAGCGAGCATCTCGCCGCGAAAGTCCGGCGTTAGGGCACGCATGTCCCGCTCGACGTTCTCCGTATCGGTGTACTCCCCTCGCGGGTTCGCCAGACAATGGAAGCCCGTAGATACGTCGTTCGTGTCTATGTCAACGCGAAGCCGGTACTGAAGAAGGGGCGGGGCGTTGGGCACGGGGATGCCGTTCGTGTAGCAGATCGGAACCAGCAGGCCGGTCGTCTCTACGATGCCCAGCCCATGAATGTCTCGGAGGCCGGGCCAGCCACGCGACCAGCGCCCGGTGCCAAAGCACGTAGCGAAGTCGCAGTAGCGGAGGACATGGGCCTCTACTACCGACAGCAGGCGGAGCCGTATTGCCTTGCTGCGGAAGAAGTCGGCCGGGCGTGCCGTGCGGACAGCGCCAAAGTCGCCCGTCATCAACACGGAAGCGTTGCCCATGTCGTCTGCAAACTGGCATCGAACTTCTTCGAAGCGGAGGTCCTGGGCATAGTGCGTGGGAGTCATCTTCTTCATCCTCCAATCAAGAACCGAAAGGGAAAGCCGAGTAGGTAAAGCCACCCGAACAAGGCCCAGAGCGGGTTGTCGCCAATGCTGGTCGCGAGTCCCAGCCCGACGACAACTCCGCCCCAGTGCATCAATGTTCCGGGCGCCTCGTAGTGAGGCTGGCGCATTACTCGGCGTCGTCGCTGTCGTCGGCTTCGTAGCGAGCCTCAAGCTCGATGACCTGCCATCCGGAACGGGGCCGTCCGCGCGGAGCCAGGGTGCTCATCACAAGGACCTGGCATTCGGCGTCACCAAGGGCGCGAAGGGTACGCCCAAGGTTGCCGCTGTCCCACATGCGGTCATCAACGACGAGCAGGTTGAGCTTGTCCGGCGCCGCGAAGGACGCCGTCATCGCGGCAAGCACGCGAGCCTCGGCGCTTCCGGAAAGGGCCACATGCACACGGCCGTTCCGCATGAGGCCGGGGAACAGGCTCTTGGGCGAGAGCACGAAGGTATCGCCGGGCGGCAGGTGCTTCGTCACGCGACGCTGAAACTCGGGCAGCAGGCGGGTGTCGATGAGCGTCGTCGTGTAGTCGTGGACAAGCTCATGGAAGTTCTCCCAGGCGTTCATCTCCGCCGTCGCCTCCGCGACCCGGGCCCGGGTAATATCCGCGAGCTTCTCGACGTAGACGTTGCCCGCGAGGTTCACGAAGTCCTGCGTGGCGGTCTTAAAGGGCGCCGCCCCCGCGAGCACGGCCTTGCCCCCGATCTCACTGGCGAGCCAGCGCACGGCTTCCAGCGGCTTGGGATTACCGTCGTCACTCTGGGCCTTGGCCGTGGGGCCGGTAGTCCGGAAGAAGTCGGCCAGCGTGGAGATACGCAGGCGCTCCGTGTACTCATTGAGGAGGCCAGCGGAGCCCGGCACAATGCCCACACCAAGCGCCTGGATGGTCAGGTTACCCGCATCCACCGCCTTCGATGCCGCCTTCCGCTGCTCATCGATGGCATCCAGTAGGCCGTACAGGTCCTCAAAGGTGACCGTGCCGACTTCGCTGTCGCCCCAAAGCTGCTGGAGCTTGGGCTTGTACGTAGGCGGAACGGACTTGTAGAAGTCAGCCTTCGTCGTGCTGGCCAACACCTCCTGCGGCATGTCGGCCCACACGCAGTTCGTAGCGAGGAACCGGCGAGCGGTGTCGGCCGACCCAGAGAAGGCGGCGCGCACGGCCTCAACGCCGATGCCGATATGGCGCTCCCCCTCAATCTTGGGCTTGTGCCCAGGTTCGGCCACGAAGCGAACGACGCCGCCGTTGCTCAACTCAGCTTCGATGCTGAGGCCCTGTCCGTGCGGCGCCAGAGACGCAAGCTGCGCCGGAAGTTTGACAAGGCCCTTGCGGAAGAGCAGCCCGGCTGCGCCGCCCTCGGCAATGATCTGAGCCGACTGGGCAATGGCGCTCTTGCCTGCCTCGTTGGGCCCGACGATCAGGGTCTTGGGCGAAAGCTCCCAGGACTGGGAGCCGCCGCGTGCATTCTTGACGTTCGTGGTGATGCGCTTGATATAGAGAGCCATCCGATACTCCATTCCGACACGGCTTGCGTCGGTGGTTAATCTTTATTCGACCATCGGATGACTGTCAAGCACTAATCACGCACCACTCACGATCTCCTTGTAGACGCGAATGAGTGCGTCGCGGAACGTGCGCGAGGGCGAACCCCGTCCCATCCGCCACCGACGAATGGCTTGGGCACTGGGGTTGGAAGTGCCAAGGGCCTGGCCCATGTGGACCGCAATCTGTTCATCGGACATGCCCCGCGAGGCGAGGTCCAACACCATCTGCTGAGGCGAAACAGAACTACTGAGCATCGGGAGTCTCCTTCTTGCGGGCGACAGTAATCAACTGATAGCCACTTGACCAGTTATCGTCGTCAATGCAGGCAATAAAATGGACGGCACTGAGCTTGCGCGTGTAGGGCTCAAACCGGAAGACGCGCTTTCCGGTACCCATCGCGGTAATCAGCATGTGGGCCGTGGCTCTGCCGACGAAATCGTCAGGGCAGACGAACAGATCATAGAGCGGGCGGCCGGTTACCGCGTGCTTGCGAGAGGCCACGCTTGCTGCCCACTCATTCCAGTCGCCCTGGAAGTACAAGCTAAAGTCCCACTTGCCGGGCGTGACGACCATTGTCACGGGCTCCCCAAAGCGCGCCTCAAACCTGGGCTTCAATACCTCGGCCAGCGCCGCTGTGTCTCGTGACAAGTCCTCGTCAGGCAAGCGCGCTCGGTGCGCGTAGAAAATCCCAACCTTCTTCATACGTCCTTCCAGTTAGTTCCCGCCTTGCCTTCGGCGGTGTAGGTGAGCATGGCGCCGATCTTCGCGCGGCGGGTCATGGCCCAGGTGACGGCGGCCTGGGCTTCCTCCGCCCGGTCGGCGGGCACTTCGAACATGAGCGAGTCATGCGTCTGCGTGACAAGCCCAGTGCGTGCCTTCATGTTGAAGCGAAGAAGCGCCGGGTCAAAGTCCGGGGCAGGCCCAACCGCGTGGGTAGCAAACCAGTCCTCGCGGCCGAGCACAAGTTCCAGCAGCGCCTCCGCAACCATGTGGAAGCCGCCCGACTGGATCGGGTGATTGACTTGCTCGTTGATGCTGGGCGCTCCCTTGAAGTCCCGGCGCCTACCCCACAAGCGGTCAGCGATGTAGCCGTTGCGCCGGAGGAACAACTGAACCTCGGCCCACCAGTTCGGGATCTCGGGGTCGGCGGTACGAAGGCCGTCCACAACCTCGCGAACGTCTTCCTGCGTGAGGTGGGCAAAGAGCAGCTTGCCGGTGTCGTCCTCGACGGAGGTGACCTGTTCCCAGATGCGCTTCACGCCAGCGGCATACTGCCAGGCGTACCGTACGTTCTTCGTAATGTCGCGCGTGCTCTTGAAGGTTGCCTTGCCCTTCTTGCGGCGGTCTTCGGGGGCGCCCTCCAGCTGCCAGATGCCCTTGCCGTAGATGATCTCCATCGTCTCGTTGTGCAGGTCCAGGCCGTCGTTGAAGACCTCGCACATACGGATCGCCTTTGCTTCCTCCGCGATGTAGCGGGCTTCCAGCTGGTCCGCGTCACACGCGACGAACAGGTGCCCGTCCTCGGGGACGAACAGATCCCGGAGGTGCGCCGGGATGTTCTGGGCATTGGGGCTTGAGGAGCTATAACGCCCAGTCGCAGGGAGCCGGTTGTAGGCAGGATGGATGCGACCGTCGAGGCCCACGATACCAGGGCGGCGCTCTCCGCCTGGGGTTGCGTACGTCCGGTTCACGGGGCGTAGAGGTAGGAGGTACGTGCCCATCAGCTTGCTCGACGCACGGACCTGACGAATGGCTTCGATGAGCCCGCGCTGCTCGTCGGTCAGCTGGTACTGAATGAGCATCCGCCGGAGCGAGTCGTCGTCGGTGCTCGGCTCCCCCGTCTCTTCGGAGTAGGCCACGGGCAGAAGCCCAAAGCGGTCGAATAGCTGGGTGCCTACCTGCGGGAAGGAGCGCGGGTTGAAGGACGGCCCCGCGATCTCGGCGCATACCTTCTCCGCCTTCGTGAGCTTCTCCCTGGTTTCCTCGGCCCGCTTGTCCACGGCCTCAAGGTCTACGCGGATGCCGATGCGCTGCATACAAGCGCCGATGTGCTGGAGGCGGCGCTCGCGCGGGAACAAGTGCTCTTGCTTGCGGGCCTTCACTTGGGCCCAGATAGGTTCGCGGATGTGCTCGGTTACGCAGGCGTCCTTCGCGCAGTAGGTCCACAATTCCATGTCCGTGCGCGCGTTCTCGGCGGGACGGTCGGCCTTCCATGCTTCGGTAAAGTCCGTGTAGAAGCTGCCGAGAAACGCCAGGCCATGGGACATTTCGTTGTCGGCCAAGAGGTGCAGGAGGATGGTGTCCTCGCTGAGCTTGGGCGTGACGCTGAACTGTTGCTCGCATAGGAGGCGGTCGAACTGGCCCGCGTTTTGGCCGCTCAACTTGAAGGGCGGATTTGCCAGCGTGTCGCGGATAAGGCCACGAACCGTGGCTTCGTCCTGATAGTCGAAGATGCGGGTGTGCCCGTCTATGGACAAGATGGGGATAAGCACGGACAGGCGCTTGTTCGCGAACGCGATACAGCGGAGCTTGCTCGTTAGCGGGTCGCGGCCGTCGGTTTCGCAGTCGTAGGCTACGGGTTCTCCCGCAGCGCGCAAGTCCGCAAGCCCACGCACAACCTCCTCCAGTGTCGAGGCGATGCGGATCTCGGGGTCTTGCCAGCGGCTACGCCCAAAGAAGTAGCGGAACGCCTTCCCTATGTCGCGCCGGAACACTTCTCGGTACAGGGGGTCGATGTACACGCGCGACGGGTGCACGGTGTAGCCAACCTTGATGCGCTGGCTCGGGTCCCAAGGCGCCGGGATCTCCTCGCAGGAACCACGGAGGGCCTCGATGCTGGTGTTCCGGTGGCGGAGGGCGGTTGCCGCCACAGGCCCAAGAGCCAGCACGTACTTCATGCCAGCGAGGTCCGCCATCCAGCGCTCGCGGCACGCATCCTGCGGCATCTTCCAAGCGCCGGTGCCTTGGGCCTTCTTGTTGGCCTTCTTGGTGATGCGAAGCACGGCGCCCAGGTCATTGGCGGGCGGGCGACAGGCCAACACGTTGACGATACGGAGACGCGAGCGCGGAATCTTCAGCGCATCGAGCGCCTCCTGGAACTCGACGCCGATGGTGCCAACGAGGGGGCGCCCTGTCTCGGTGTCTTGTTGCCCAGGAAAATCGCCCAGTACCCCAATGAGGTCGCCGTCGTGGGCCTCACTCGGGACTGGGCGAAAGCCGTCCTTGCTACGGGACAGGGGACACGCCCCACAGTCAGCATTCTGAAAGCAGGGCGTGCCCATGGTGGACTACTCGTCGTCGCTCAGGAAACCAAAGTCGTCGTCCCCAGCGGCCGGGGCGGCGGGCTTGGGTTCAACCTTGGCGGGCGCGGGGGCCGGGGCCTTGGCCGGGGCGGGCGCCGGGGTGTCATCGAGATCCAGGTCGGCCGCCTTGGACGGCTTCTCCGCCTTCACTTCGCCGCCCGACTGAGCAATGGCCGCGTCGAACTGGGCCTTGGTGAGCCAGTTGTACCGGGGCCAGCCGCCCTTCACGGGCTTGTTGTCGGAGCCCAGGGTCGGGGCGGTGTAGTAGAACTGCACGGCCTTGCCCGTGAGCTTGTGGAAGGGGACCTGAACGGACCCGGCGAGCTTCTTCTCATCGAGTCCGGCGCTCAGGAGGAAGCCCTTGATAGCCGCCTTCGCCTTGGTCAGGTCGAACGCCTCGCGGTGGGTCACGCCGTCCGTCAGCATGTAGGTGTAGAGGCGGGCCTGCTCGCCCTCCCCGTAGACCTTGAAGCTGGTGATGGTCGCCGTGTGGAACCCGGTCGGGAGGTAGCCAAGGCCGGTGCCCGTCTGGGCCTGAACGCCGGTGAAGTCGAGAGACAGAACGAGATTGTCCATGATTGATCCTACGATTGTTGGGAGTTTGTCCTGCAAGTAAGGGGGCCTTACTTAGAGGACGGTGCCTTCCGGCTCAGCGAGCCAGTCGGTAGTGGAAGCGCGGGCGCGGCGGATGATGGCGCGGTGCAGAGCATCGCTTGCCGCCCAGCGCAGATGCTGAGGCTGATACTTTCCGTTGAGCTTTTCCATGGCGCTCCGCAGGAGGGGACGCCAGTTCTCCATGTCGGCAATGAGGGCGGTGGCGAGCTTCTCACAAAGCCCATCCATCCACTCCAGTCCCTTCGGCCGGGGCACGTTGATACCCGACTCCCGCAGTCCCTCCGCCAGGTTGAGCGGGCACTGGTCCGGGAAGATGGCGAGGCGATCCCCTGCGATCCACTCGGGTCGGCTGAACGACCACATCACGAACGGCCACGGCGCCGCAGTCGGGTCCGCCACGCCACGCAGGACAACGTCCGCCAAGGCGCTGAACTTCTCGGGGTACTGGCCCGGAAGCGCGGGGCCGCCACGAACACGCTTGCCCGAACTCTCACGCGCGGGCTGCTCATGGCAGGTGTAGATCACGCTGATGCCCTTCTCGGTCAGGACACGGGTGGCATCGGCGCAGGCCATGATCTCATCACCGAGGACGTTCCAGTTCCCCTTGAAGGAGCGGTCCACAAGGATGCTCCAGTCGTCAATGTAGACAACAGGGTGCTTGGGTCCCTCGTTCTTGAGGAGGCTGATCACGTCAGGGATGGAGGCTGCGCGGGCTTCCTTTGCGTCGGGTACGCCCAGGAAAGTCCGAACAGGTGTCATGGCGCCGGGAGCTGCAATGCTTAGTCCGGCGGCGGCAGCGGCTCCGGCGGCGGTAGTCTTTCCTACCTTCGACGGAGCGTAGAGGATCACGAAGGGTGCGGGCATGGTGATATTATACTCACATGATAGTTAGTCGGCAACAAGTGCCGTTCACTTTATAGCCCGGCCCACCCGCGAAGGCAACTACGGCTTGCCCCATTGGCACCGATGGAAGAACGGACATTCCCCGTACTTCGACACGCATACGGTTTCATGGAGCGTGCCCGGCCAGCGCTCGGGCGGAAGCCCTTGATACTGGAGAATCTGCTGTTCCACATGGACCATGTTCTGCACGAAGCCGGAGACGCTCGCAGGCGCCGGTTCCGTGGGCCTCCGGTCGAACTCATGGCCGTTGATCTTGATGCGGTTCAGGAGGACACCACCAAACTCGGAGCCGTAGGTCTTGCGGCCAATGGCTTGATAGCCCAGGAACTGCCCGTGAAGGACGTACTGCTTGGCGGTCTTGCCGTTGAGCATGTACGCGCTCTTGTGGTCAACGATCCAGATCTTCCCCGTCGCCTTCTCTCGGATGACGAGGTCAGCCCGCTGGGTGTAGAGGCTCACTTCCCTGGGCACCTTGGGCAGGCGCATCCGGTATTCGTGCTCGATGCCGATGATCTCCCAGCCGTCGTCGTTCCCCCACCGGCGAGCGTAGGCGTTGATGCAGTCCGTGATAGACGGCACATGCCCGGTCCAGAGGATGCCGTTGCGCTCGGCTTCCTGTTCGACGGCCTCGATGGGCGGAAGCAGTTCTTCCCCGTCCGTGATGCGGACGCCGTTCACCAGGGCATAGCCGTGCTTCTTGATGGATTGGTGGGCATAGTGGTGGGCAAGGCCCAGGTGAAGCAGGCTTCCGCGAATCAGCGGAACGCTATCGGTTCCGTCGCTGGTTGACCTACTCCCCGTTTCTCCGCCCTCGCCCCGCTCCAGGTACGTATAGGCATAGCTTCTGAGGCAGACCGATGCGAGGCCCAGACGATGGTAGCCGCGTTCAGACTTTCCCGCATTGATGATATTCATCAGGCATCCAGTTGGTGCCACCTGCATATCAAGTCCCAGCCTTGCGGGCTACCCCTGCGATACGATCCAGGAGGGAGCGCGTCTGCACAGGGCGGAAGTCGTCGGCCATTCCGGCGAGGGCTTCGTCCTGGACCACTTGCTCAACGGCGGGCAGCTTGCCGAGAAGTACCTGCTCAACGTCCTCATCGACCGTACCCTTCGCGATGAGGTACTGGATCAAGACCGGGCGTGTTCCGCCCATGCGCTGGAAGCGGCCTTCCCATTGGCGAATCTGGCGTGGCGTCCACGGGAGCATGATGAACAGGGCAAGGTCGGTGTCCTGCAGGTTGAGGCTCTCGCCCCATGCGTCGCCGGTTCCGATGTTCACGCACCCTGCGTCTGGGCCCGGACGGTAAGCCATGTATTGTTGGCGGATGGTGTCCCGACGCTCCGGGGTATGCCCACCATGAGACACCCAGACGCGGGCCTCCGAGTTCGCCAGCTGCTTCTCAACGAGGGCGCCCAACGTCTCGCAGTCCGCGCGTCGGCCCGTGAATACCGTCACCTTCTGCCCGCACTTGACGGCTTCGATGATGCGCTCCAGTACGGCGCTCCGCTTCCGGGTAGCCGCTTCCATGAGGAGCGTTTCGAAGAGCATGTCTGAGGCTTCTTCATCACCCTTCCGTGCTGCGGCGGCGTGCTTCCGGATCTCGGAGCCGAACCCAGCGGCGGGCTTGTCTTGCTCCTCCACGTCGAGGCGTACGATCTGGCGGCGCTTAGGCGGGAGGTGGGCGGCGATGCTCGCTTGGCTGACGCGGTGCTTGCTGTACTTCAGGCGTTCCGTCAGCTCGGGAATATTGGAGGAGCCTTTGTACTCCATGCCGTAGCCATTGTGCCGACCGTCGCAGTACCGGATGCCGAACGCCCGGTGACCACCCCATGCCCATGGCTCGCATAGATCCAGCTGCGCCCACAAGTCCTCAACGCGGTTGGGCACCGGGGTTGCGGTCAGGCCCAGGCGCCGGGGTGCCTTGCCAGCGATAGCTCGGGCCGCCGCCGTTTGGTTCTGGTTGTCCTGGAACTCGACGGTCCCGTCGATCTGGACGATGGGCTTGACCCGCTTGTGCGACTTCGCTGCGTGGATCTCGTCCATGCACAGGGCTTGCACGCCCAACGCTTCCAACGGAGCGCGCCAATCGATGAGCGTTTCCCAGGCCGTGATGTACACCACGTCGGCGCCGTCGGGATCGGGCACGAACTTCTGGGCCGCATCCCTTCCGGCGAGGATGATGGGCCTCATGGAGGTCCAGCGTTCGCACTCCTCCTTCCACGTACCGCGCGCTGCCGCTCGGGTGATGACGAGGCGTGGGCCTTTAGGCGAAGCCGCCAACCAGACGAGCCCGACCAACGTCTTGCCCGCACCGGGCGGGGCCCAGAGCGAGAAGCCTGCCCGCCCAAGCGCCTTGACCAGCGCGCGCTCTTGGTGCGTACGAAGGCGGTCCTTGGTGTCCGCGTGCAGGCGGGAGGACGCGAGCGTCTTTGTGAGGAGGCGCTCAGCTTGGGCATCATCCGCGCTCTGCGTCTCCCCAAAGAAGGTCAGGGCGTTGCGCGGCACTCGGTAGCCGGGGCTGTTCTTGTTGGCGTAGATCCCCGGCAAATCAATGAGATGCTCAGGGACGTACTCGTAGTACACAAAGCCGTCGCTCATGGGAACTCCAGGTCGAGTACGACGGGGGCCTGCTCCGCTACCTCGTCGCCGCTGGTTTGGAACACGGCGCAGTTGCGGCGCTCGATGCGGTAGCACCAGTCGGGCGAGCCCGCGATCCGCACCTTCCACGTTGCGCGCTCAGGCCCAGCCGTCATGAAGCCGTCCTTGATCCATTGGGCCGCCAACATGCGCGCCGCCATGCTGTACTTCGCCTCATCGATGAACTTCTGGATCGCGTCGGCCGTTGTGTAAATGTCCGTCCAGTTCTCGGCGCCGTCCCACCGACCCATCCACCCACGCGCTGGGCCCCGCGTCAAGTCCGTGCCCGTTGCACTCGTCGTCCAGAAGGAAGCCCGATGCGCGACACACCAGGAATAGAACTCGGTCTTGGCGCGCTGGACCGGGTCCACTTCCCCCGCTGCCCGGTCAACCTCGGCGGACTGCTCGGCTACGGCAGCGAGCACGGCCCGTACATCCAGCGAGTCGAGCGCCTGAATGCCAGCCTCCCGTGCCGCTTGCTTCAGCAACGCGCCACCGAGATCCAGCATGGCGAGGTGGTTGCTGATGCGGTCGTACGCGCTGTGTCGTCCCTTGAGGTAGTCGAGCCAATGCTCACGCCGCTTGGCCCATGCCTGCCGTAGCTTGTCGGGCCCAATGCGGGCGGCGAGGTACGCGACCGCAGGACCGGCGTGCCCGTAGTGCGGGAGGATGCCTGCACACAATGGGCCTACCAACCGGGACACGGAGTCCTTTGTTGCCAATCCATACGGCGGGTCCTGCACGGAGATGAGGCGTGCCCTCGCACCACCGGACTGGCCCGACCCGTACACGGGCTCCTCGCCCGTCGTTAGCATGTTGAGCGCCCACTTCGCAGTCTGCCGTGTCTGGCCCCCGGGTGCGGCACGCTGCCGTCCTTCGCCAGAAGTCACGCGGTAGATCGCCCACTCAGGGTCGATGCTGTTCTTGCTCCCAGCTACGGTCTTCGTGTCGTCCAGCATCATGGGAATGGCGTTGAGGAACGCCGCGTTCTGTTCCAGCGAAACCTTCGTTCCATCCCATGAGGACTGCAGTTCTTCGGGGTGACCCCAGACGGAGGCGGCAATCGCGAGGCTGGTCGTCTTGCCCGTTCCGCTTGGGCTTGCCCATTCAAAGACGCAGGACTGCGTGTTGACGAGTTCGACCAGGCACGACGCCACGCTTACAAAGATACCGGCGAGGACCAGCGGGTAAGGCCCAAGCGCAGCGGCCCCGTCGCACCAACCAGCGAACGTACCCTCGGCGCGCAGGGCGTTGGCCAGCTGTGCTCGGCCGTCCCCACCCGCGACCACCAGTTCCTTCGGCTGCTCGACGCCGTACGGATCGGCAAGCCACGTCCGTCCCCAGAGGAAGCCACGGCCGAACCACCCCATACGAGAGGACACGGACTGGTGTTGGATGCGGGTCCGATTATGGGAAACGAAGTCGCTCAGGAACTTCGTCAGCTCCCGCTTGTTGGACTCGTTTATGTCAAGCCCAGCACGACCGGCCCGCTCGATCAGCTTGCTTGCGCTGGCCGCCTCGTCCCGGCGCAGGGTCACGGTGCTCGGGCCAAGGTGGCCTTCCCACTCCAGCTTCCACCACTCGTCGCCCGTCTCGTCGTCCAGATAGATGATGGTCACCCTGGGCACGGTGTAGGCCAACGTCGTGAACACGGCGGTGTTCTGCTGGTCCCGTCCCGTTTCCTTCAGGAGCGCGCCCGTCGTGGACTGCGAGTAGGGATGCGGAAGCGGGAGCGAGGTCGGGTCCGCAGTTACGACGCCGCCTACCCAGGTTGCTCCGGCCGCATGGGAATGGCCGCCGCTGGTACACACCACGAACAAGACACCCCGATGGTAGCGCACGAACGCGGAGTAGCTGGCCGCCTCGGCGTACACTGGGCATCGGCATCGGGCCTTGTTGGGCTCCCCGGCTCGGGCCTTCTGCTCGATTACTTCCGGGACAAGGGCGCCGAGAAGCGCAGTTCCGCCCCGCTCCCATTCCAGAATCGTGTCCGGGGCAAGGTGCGTCCGGGCTCCGGCCGTGGCCGTGCGTCGTGCGCGCCGTGCTTCCGTAGGCGCGGCCGTTCCCAACGCGGGCGCCGCTGCCTCGGTCGCGAACGCCGCGCCGTCTACCAACCCGTGCGCCCCGTGCACGGTGGGGAGAAGGTGTACCCGGCTCGGCTCACGCGAGGTCTTGTCGGGCCCAGGGATACCCGCTTGTACCAGACGCATGGCGATGTGTGCCCAGTAGCGGTGAAGCTCGTTGGCAGGCACAGCCTCCAGCAACGGGAACAAGAGGCGCATCCGCACGGCACCTGGACGAGAGCGCCACGTTTCCCAGTAGGCGAAGCCGATGCCGGGGAACGCTTGCGTCACCAGTTCGACAACGTCCTCCACACTACGAGGCGCGTTGTCCGGGTCGTTGTCCTGATGCCCAACCTCATCGAGGTCGAGCACCACCGCAGACGAGGTACGCACGGAGACTGCGTCGAGCTTCTGGGCCTCATCGACAACGTCCCCAAAGAGACAGGCCCAGCCCGTGAGCTTCGTGCGGGGGTCGTTCCCCTTGGCGCACTTCTCCAGGAGAGAAGCCAGCCCTTGGGGCCACCCAATCGTGACCTTCTTTGCCGCCGCAGTTGTCCGGTCGTAGACCCCTGCGCGTAGCACCCATGCCGTGATCAAGGGTCATTCCCCTGCCGCGTCGTCGGCGCCTTCCTGCTCGTCACTATCCGGAAGCGGGTTCTCGGCCAGCCACAACTCGCAGGCGTGGTTGACGAGCCAGCTGATGCTACGCTCTTGTTCCTTGGCGTGGCGTCCCAGGCGTGCGAGGACGCTCCGACGAAGGGTGACGCTGGTAGTGGTGGTCAGGTCTTTGGACATGGGCCTCTCAGAATGTTGCATATTATGCAAGGGCATATGAACGTATGGGGGGCCAGCTTTTAGGGCAAGCCCCCGATGGTAGATTGTCAGGCCTTGTACGGGCCGGGCTCCATTACGCGATCCGGATGCAGCGCCGCCTCTGCGTAGAACCCGGAGCCACCCTGCTTCCACGCCCGGTGGTTATCAGGCTTGCGCTTCTTGATTGGGGCGCGCCGCATCTCTTCAAGGGTCGGGGGTGGCACGTCCTCTGCGAGGAACGTAGCAGGCGCGAACTTCCGCACGAACTTGAAGTACCGGCGCAGTTCACGCCGCTCCTTCTTGGGCATGGTAGGGAGCCGAAGCCCAGCGTTTGCGACGATGCGGGCGAAGGCGACGGCGCAGCGCACGGTGCAGAAGAGGCCGTCGCCGGTGTGCCCGCCTTGCGTCGGCATCGGCAGGCCGCGATGTTTCCCCACAAGGCACATCCCAAACGCGGCGCGCAAACTTCCCAGGTACACCGTGCCGTCGGCGTCGTAGAAGTTCGTGATAGGGAAGTTGGCCTGCTGTTCCGGCGTTGCGGCTGAGAAGTCGATGAGCCTATCGCCCCACGCTTTCAGGGTAACTCCGCAAGTGATGCAGGTATTGGGCTCATTGGTAGGGGCTACGCAGGTCTGGGACTTGTTCACGGGTACACCTCGACGTACTTCTGATGGGCATTGATGGGAAGGATCTTGTGGATAGGGGCCCAGTCGCCACGCATTCCACCCGTGTCCGGATCTTCCACGAAGACCCTGCGACGGAACACCACACGCCAGGGATCGTTGGGATCAACGGCGGGAAGGCAAGCCAGGAGCTTGTAGTTCAAGCCCTTGTCATCCACCCGCTTGCCCAGGATTAGGTTCTTGTCGCAGTCCATCCACCTCGGCCACCCGTAGGTTTCCTGGCCCCACAAGTTGCCGTTGATGCCGACGTGCAGAAACCGGAAGCGATTCGCGGGCCTGCGCCGAGCTTGAAGGGTGATGCTTACCGGATGGTCGCCGCCCCAGTCCGGGACGACGCCTTCCATGTAGTCTCCCAGGCCTCGGCGCCACGTCTGAAACACCACTTGCATCCGCTCCAGCCGCTTGCGCCGGAGCTTGTCCTGATAGATACCCGCGCGATTGATAAGGGGATCGACCCCACCAACCCGGACCAGATCCCGCCGCCACTTCTTGCGAAGCCGGGCGTTCTCAATCAGGAGTCCGGCGGTGTACCAGGCCGCCGTGTAAGACCTGAGGTAATGGCTCACGGACAGGTGGTGGTCTGGGTACTCATGGCGGAGGGCTTCCTGGAAACGGAAGGCGAAGCACGCACACCCACAGCTGTCAGGGCGCCCGAGTAGGTTCCACGTCCGCATGAACTGGGCAAACGTCTGGTCGCTATGCCCAAGAAGAATCAGGTGCTTGCCGTCGTACCTGATGCGGTGCTTCTCGCCGCCGCACTCAATGTCCAGCCATGCAACTGGGTTGCGTGAACCAGAGTTCATGTTCTCTCCATTCAGTCTTTACGGTGACTCGCCGTGACCGGAAGGCCAGCACGGTGGACCAGGGTAGGCCCAACGAGCTGGGCTTCCGCCCGAAGGCGGGGCCCTGAGTTTCAGTCGAAGGCGCCGCCGAACATCGAGGCAACCGACCCGGCGCCCCAGTCCTCGGTGCCCGCCGCAGCGAGGAGCGCATGGTCCATCTGGGAGAGCGCATCCCGGAGATCGCCAAGCGTGGTGCCCAGGTCCGCCTCGTACTCCCGGAGGCGATTGCCCAGGGTCGAGAGCTGTGCGCTACGAGCGCGGCCACTGCGGGCGGTAAGGCCCTCGGCCAGGTCGTGGCGGATGCGCTCTACCTCTGCGCCAACCTCGGCCTGAATGGCGGCGCACACCGCGCGAACTGACTCGGCATCGGCCACGGTCTGGGCCATGTACACAGCGGAGGCGCCGCTATCCTGCACGGCCTTGATGACCTTGCCCCACATTTCCAGTGAACGCTGCGGCACCCAGTAGATCCCTCCCGTTGGGCGCATGGACACGCCGCCCAGATGCCCAACGATAGCGGTCAGGGCGCTCGTCAAAGAGCTGGTGGGGACGAGGTCGAGCTGGGATTGGATAGCAGAGAGGAGGCGCCCCGCGTCGGGATGGTCCTGCGGCGTGAGGGCAAGATGCCCATGAGCGAAGCGGGCGTGCAGGACGGTGTCGTGCATGAGCCCGAACACCCCCTGCGTTTCGGTGACAACGCTGAACCCGTTGCGGTCGGGCCTGATGAGGTTGGTCCCGGCCCCGGACGTAGCGCCCGCATACAGGTCCGTCATTGCCGCCTTCAGGGCGACGGCATCGGTGGCAGGCGCCGGGACAAACTTGCCCAGACCAATGGCCTGGAGGTTGGCCGCGAGCGTATTCGCAGAGGTGTCCTTAGAGGCGGTCCAGTAAACGACCGCGCCGCTGATGCTGTATTCCATGGTAGTCCTCACTTCTTGCTGATGGTTACGAGGGTGGCCCAGTCGGGGATGCCGTTTGTGGCCCAGGGGTAAACGTCGATGCCCACAACAATCAGGGGCACGGGCGTAGGCTCAGCGGGCCAAGGCGTGTCGCAGTCCGTGAGGACTACAACCACATCGGGACGCTGCGGATGGTCGAGCATGGCCTGGATACCAACGCGCATGTCGGTGCCGCCGCCACCCTGGATGGGGATGGGCGCTGCCTCAGAGACTTCGATGATCTCAGCGGCACGGCTATCGACGCTGGTAAAGAGCACCGATGCACCAGCCCCGGCGGCGACGGCCTGCGTTTCCGTCAACGCCTGGGACACACGGTCGGTGCCCATGCTGCCGGAGGTATCCAGCACAATGCCCACGGTGATCTTAGGCGTGTACCAGGACGGGAACATGGCGCCCCCGTGCTGGGCCAAGGCGCCGGACAATCTGCCGGGACGAGCGAATGTCTGGGCGTCGTACCCGTGCACACGTTCGATAGCAGACCGGAGCACGGTGCCCAGCACCTCGGTCCACGGAACCTGCGGCGTGAGGATGGTATCGACGTAGGACACAAGCCCAGCGGGCACGCTACCCCGTCCAGCCTGTGCCGCACGCTTCACGTCCTCAGCGACCGCACGCTCCAGCAGCTTGCGCGATACCTCAGACATGCCCGGAATCTCTGGGTCGTCGGCGGGACGTTCCCAGGAATGGGCGTGACCGTTGGCGCAAGAGCCGCACTTGCCTGCGCCCGGGTTGGGCTTGTCTGCCGGGTCACCCTGGGCCGGGTCACCCTGGGCCTTGTCGTCGGGCTTGCCGTCGCCGGGCTCAGGCTTGTTGCCCTGCGGCTTGCCGTCGCCGGGCTTGCCGTCTTGCGGCTGCGGCTGGGCCTGGGGCGGAGGCTTGGGCTTGGCCGCTTGCTCTTGCTGGAGGAGCGCGTAGAACTCCTCAGCCGTGAGGTCTGGGTGAAACCCGAACTTGTCAGGGTAGAGGGCGTCGGTGCCCAGCGGATCGGGAGCAAGCCCATCCCTGCGGAGGATGCAGTTGATCTCCAGGTCACCCGCTACGTTCCACAACGTAGGGTCCGCACTCAGGCGCCGGGCCCGTGCGTGGTGGCCCAGGAAGATGTGCAGGACTTCATGGAGGAGGACCGCAGCACACTTATCCAGGGGCCACGTCTTCAAGACCTGCGGGTCGTAGTAGGCGCGCAGGTGCTCGTCTACAGCGAACGTGCCCAGGCCGGGCTCGGCTACGGGCTGCAGCGACCACAACAACTTTGCCAGGTACGGCCGGAGGTTCCGGGCACGGAGGCGAATCTCAGGGAAGCTTGGCGTCATCACTTGATCACCCCCGCCGCCTTCAGGACGGGCATGTAAACCTGGGCGGCACGCGGGCTAATCGCGAAGCCGGAAGGCTGGCGCCCGGAGGCGTTGCCCTGGGCATCGCGTGGTCCACCCAGCAACGTCGTCAGGTAGTTGGCGCCCACGTCCCTGGCGCCGAAGTCGGCAAGGCGCAGGAGCCACGTCTCAGCGGAGCGGTAGGAGACTGCATCGAAGCGCTGGTGCGCGAGCGTGACAAGCCCAGACGTAGCGGCAAAGAGAATGTCCATGCGCTGGGGGATGGGGAAGTTGCCAGCGTCGGCCATGATGACCGCAGGGTCCGGAAGGTCTTGGCTGAGGATGAAGTTCGCAAACTCCAGGCCCGCGCCCGCACCCACAGTGCCCTCGATAGCGGCCAGTGCGGCGTTCGTATCCCCAACGGAGAACCCGGCGTCCAGGATAGCGGCGGCGTTTGTCCAGGACCGACGCGACGGCCACGCACCCCCGCGTTCCTGGGCCTTGGGCGTGGCGTCCACAAAGCTTGGCCGGGTCCGCAGGAAGGCGGAGACAAGCCCAGCGCCACGGCTACGAGGAGCCAGCCAATCGAGCCACTCTTCCAGGGACGGCGGCCCGTGGACGTGGACAACGCGGTTAGCTGCGGCCGAACCCAGGTCGCGTGCCGTCGGGTCAACGCTGGGCGGATTGGCCGTGAAGATCAGGCGCGTGTCCGGGTGAAGCGGACGGTCACCTACCAGACGCTCTTGCATCATCCGCAGAAGCGCGTCCATGGAAGGCTTAGCGGCACGGTTCAGTTCGTCAACGAGCAACACGCAGGGACCGTTGCACACGTCCTGAACCCAACGGTCATGCCGACGCTGAATGGCGCCGTCCTCGGACCCAGGGAAAGGGATACCGCCAACATCGGCCGGGTCCAGGTACGCACCGGACGTGCTGACGAACTTGAAGGGAAGCCCAGTCGTGGCGCTCAGGTCATCGGTCAAGCGGGCGCAGAGGGCGGTCTTGCCGACGCCCGGAAGGCCCCACCAGACGACGGGTACGTTGGCCAGGAGTGCGAGCTTGATCTGGGGGATGGGGGTAGACATTCTGTATTCCTCGTTCGATGTTCAGGGTTTGGGTGATGGACTGACTACTCGTTGCTTGCCCAGAGAAGGGCGCCGCCAAGCTGCGCGGGAATGCCCAGCAAACCGATGAAGGCCCAGGGAGCGGACGGGTTGGCGCCGCTAAGGTAGATCGCGGCAACGCCCAGCATCATGCCGACGCCCCAGAAGGTGATGCCCCAGTTGCGGCGCTCCAGGCGGTCGGCTTCGAACTGAAGGCGGATGATGGTGAGTTCAGATTGGGTGCGGCGATCCATGGCAGTGCTCCGTGCCCGTACTGGGCTTTGGTTCTGGGTTGATTCCCAGGCCCCCGGTATTCCCGGGGAAGTACACTATAACCTATTAGGAGCTATCCAGCCACGGTAG